CCGAGGAACGCAAGGCTTTTGAATACCAGCAGCAACAGCACCAGGAACAAGTCAAGTTCCAGCAGGAAAACTGGCAAGACTACTCAACCTTGGGACAGATAGAGTCGAAACTGGCTCAAATCAACCAGATTGACATGAACCAGATGATTGACCAAGACCCTGTAGAAGCGTTGAAGGTCAACAACATGAGAACACAACTGATAGAAGCCCACCAGCAACTAACAGGAAAAATTCAGCAGTCACAGCAGCAATTCGCACTCAACCAGCAACAGGCAACTGCAAAGCAGATTGAACAAAGCGTAAAAGTTCTCGCTACTGAATTGAAGGATTGGTCGCCGGATACCGGCAAGCAAGTCCGTGAGTACCTTAAATCCCAAGAGAAACTCGGTATTACAGACGAGGACATCAAGGCGATTGACCAGGGTAAATACGGGCCGCTACCGATTATCTGGGCTAGGAAAGCCCAACTGTACGACCAACTGCAAAAACAAGCCGTCAGGAAACCTGAATCCGCACCACCGCCGCCGCCAGTTACCAAAGTGGGCAGTAAAGCCACCGTAACCAAGTCGCCCGCGCAGATGTCGGATGCCGAGTTCGCCAGATGGCGCAAAAACCAGATTGCCCAACGGCATAATCACTAACTTAATCGCAGCGATGCGACCTAGAAGGAAAAGATAATGAGTAATTCATTTGTAACAATTGATATGGTAACAAGAGAGGCGCTTCGTGTAGCACACGAAAGTTGCCAATTCATTAAGACAACCGACCTGCAATATGATGAAAACTATGCAAAGACGGGCGGCAAGATTGGTTCAGCCCTCCGTGTTCGCAAGCCTAACCAGTACACCCGTACTACCGGCTCACGCATCATGGACGTGCAGGATCAAACAGAAGCAACCTCGACTATCACTTTGGCGACCCAAGACCACGTTGATATGCGTTTCAACAGCGCGGAACTGGCTCTCTCCATTGATGAAATCTCGAAGCGTTACATCGAACCGGCGGTCAAGGTTCTGGTGTCGGGTATCGAATCTGATTACCTTGCTGCTTCAACGAAAGCGACCTACAACGTGGCGGGTACGGCGGGAACGGCGATTACCGACTTGGTAGCCCCTGGTGCTGCTCGTGCGAAACTTAACCAAGGTCTTGCCCCGAAGGACGGAAACCGTTGCGTTCAGATGGATTCTGTTTCGATGGGTTCATTGGTCAACGGCTTGAAGGGTCTGTTTCAGGATTCCGGTCAAATCAAGTCTCAGTACAACGAAGGCATGATTGGACGCACCGGCATGGCTGACTGGTACGAAAACGAGCGTGTGTGGAGTTTGCCGAACTCGTCTGACGTAACCGTAACAATGGCTGCTGCTGCCGCTGTTGTGGATGGTAGTAACGTGATGACGATGGCTTCAGTAGGTACGGCAACTGTAGCGGGGATGGTTTTCACCGTTCCTGGCGTTTATGCGTGCCATCCTGAAACCAAGGCATCGTTGGGTTATCTGCAACAATTTGTGATAACAACCGGCGGTACGACTATCCAAACGGTATCTCCTTCTACTATCCTCACGGGTGCCAAGCAAAACCTGTGTTCCGCAACCGGCGCGGTGTTGGCGACTACCGTATTTGACGGTACGGGTGTTATTCCGGTATTCGTGGGTGCTGCTTCGACCAACTATCCCCAAAGTATCATGTACCACAAGGAAGCGTTCCAGTTCGTCTCGGCAGACTTGCCGTTGATGGATGACGCTGCCAAGTGCGTACGCAGGGTACAGGACGGTCTGGCGTTGAGAGTATGGCAAGCATCAGATATCAGAAATGATGAACTCCTGATGAGAATTGACATTCTGTACGGCTTCGCAGCTTTGCGTCCAGAATGGGCTTGCCGCATGATTGGCTCCGCTTCAGCCTAACCATAAGGGGGGGCTAGTCCCCCCTATTTTTTATAAAGGAAATTAGAAATGGCTAGTTACGAGAATTTAGATTATGGTAGTCCTGACGGCTCACTTTGGGGTCGCCTGTCTACCGACAAACTTGGTATGTACGGCAAGGTGCCTGTAGTTCAACGCCCTTATAGTTCCGCCGTTCATGCTACCTCCGGTCTTGTTACATCTGCCGGTTCCCTGTTTGTGGCAAGTCACCTTGCCGCGATTCAGGAAATCATGAACACCCTGATTGGTTTGGGTGTTTGGGCGACTGTTTAAGGAGATCATTATGAGTAGGTCACTGGGAGTCGCTGACTCCAAGGCTGATATTGACGATGGGCAAGTGCTGAATTTAACAAAGTTCACCACTACAGCCGCGTCAACTGTCGGCTTGTACGGCAAGGTCGCGGTAGTCCAGCGGCCTTACAGTTCCGCAGTCCACGCCACATCCGGTCTGGTCACCTCTGCTGGTTCGCTATTCGTAGCAAGCCACTTGGCGGCTATTCAGGAAATCATGACCACATTGATAGGTCTTGGTATCTGGGCAACGGTGTAACAAATTGCGGGGGATAGGTGACCCCGAAAACGCGCTCAGTACGCGCTTCCCCCGCATCCTTTTTTACTGATTATCTGACTGAGGTAAGTATGCCTGAACAACTGAAACCAGCAAAGCATGTAGTATTTTGTGTACCAACAGTAACAAGGCCATTCCAATGTACCCTTGATAGCATCAGGGCTTCACTTCCCCTGATAGAAAAGGCGGGATGGGCGCACAGCATTGTGTATGAGGTAGGCAGTCCCTATATCTCATGCGCGAGGTCGGTGATGCTGAGAAAGGCATTGGACGCGATGGCAACGCATATCGTTTTCATAGACCACGACTTGAGTTGGGATCCTGAAGATATGCTGTCACTACTTGAAACGGATGGTGATGTAGTTTCAGGTAATTACAGGTTCAAGACAGACGGTATAGAGTTCATGGGAACCCTGATGCCGGATATAAACGGACTTCCGCAAGTGAGGGAAGATGGTGCTGTAAAAGCACATTTTATCCCTGCCGGATTTCTCAAGATTACTCGGATAGGCATATCAAGATTTATAACCGCCTATCCTGAATTGTGTTACGGCGACAAGTGCAACCCTTGTGTTGATCTATTTAACCACGGGGCGTTTGAGGGAATGTGGTATGGCGAGGACTATGCGTTCTCCCGCAGGTGGAGGGATTTGGGCGGTGAAATAGTTATCCTTCCGCGACTGAATCTTGTCCATCACAGTCCAGACAAGGAATACGGCGGAACATTCCACGACTACCTTTGCAGGCAACCAGGCGGGTCGCAAGACCCAGACAAATGATTAGCGGAACCGTATTGCACCCTGGGTGTGGACATGAGCCACTCCCCGAATGGTTATCAGGTTGTACGGAAACGCGGTTGGATATTGACCCGACCTGTGATCCTGACATCGTGGCTTCGATTACCGATATGGGCGATATAGGCGAGTTCGACAAAATATACACCTGTCATACGCTGGAACATCTATACCACTACGACACGGAAACTGCCCTAAAGGAGTTCCTGCGGGTGCTTAAACCAGGCGGAACGGTGATTATCTTCGTGCCTGACGTAGAGGACGTTACATGCAACCATGACTTCCTGTATGAAAGTTGTGCAGGCCCGATATGCGGGATTGACCTATTCTACGGACTGACAAGTTACGTCAAGGTAAACCCGCACTATGCACACCACATGGCATTTACCAGGGATACCTTGGAGAAGGCAATGGTGGATGCGGGGTTCAGTAGAGTTTCAGTTACACGCCAACTCGTCTATAACCTGATGGGCGTTGGATTCAAACCAGTTTAATAAAGGAAACATAATGGCGCATTACAACCTGTTCGTACCCCTGCAAGCCGTGGGCGCAAGTCTGGTCTATTTCGACCTTTTCAACGCATCCGGTTCAGGCGTAATCGTAAACGTAAAATCGGTCATTCCGGTAGTTTCCGGTGCTACGGCAGTTATCGGCGCGGTAGCGGTTGACCTGTTCCTGACCAAGACATCTACCGTAGGAACCACTGGAACTGCGGCGGTCAATGAAGGCACATCCCTTACCGCGTGTACCTTTACCGGACATGACACGGATTCATTCCGACCAGTCGGGGTCACGGCGCGACTTACCCCAGGTGGCGGCGCTACGGCAGCAGGTGTGTTGTCATGGGTATCGGTGTTTACCGAGGAAACCTCTGCGGCGACCTATTCAAAGGTACGCGATCTGGTCAGGCAGGGATACAACAGCATCCCCCCTGTATCGCTGGCTGGTGGACAAGGTATCCGTGTGGTGCAAGGTTCGGTGGCATCGGTTGGTAACATCGGTTTCAACGTCTTGCTTGACATCGGTTAGGACATAACATGGCATATTACAACCTATTTGTTCCATTGCAGGCGGTAGCGGCAAACGTAGTCTATTTCGACCTTTTCAACGCTTCCGGTTCGGGGGCTATCGTTGAGGTCAAGTCCGTTATTCCTGTCGTTTCAGGTGCTACGGCAGTTACCGGAGTGCTAGGCGTTGACATTTTCCTGACCAAGACTACTGCGGTAGGGACTGGCGGGACTGCGGCAACGCAGGAAGGCACAGGGCTGACTACTTGCACATTCAGCGGTCACGACAACCAGCAACCATTACCGG